CTTTGGAGATATCCCGAAGGGCTACGTCACGGACTGCGGAAGCATCCCCCGCTTCTGGTGGCGATTCATCGGCGCACCGACGGAGCCGCGCACTTGCGGGCCTTACATCAGGCATGACTGGAAATATGAGACTGGATGCGTGCCGCGAAAGCAGGCGGACGAGGAGCTGTACGGCGATTTGATAAACGCGGGCATCAGGGAATGGCAAGCGAAATGCGTTTACTACACCGTGCGGGCGTTCGGCGCACCGCACTACAATAAGTCCACAAAATAAAGAAGGAGGCACAACCATGAAAAAGCTACTCATACTCGCCGCGCTCGCGGCAACCGCAGGATGCACGACGGCCTACATCGAGACGCCGGAGTGGAAGGCCAAAATCAACTCGCACTGGCTCAAACGCGACGTGGACAAGCTCGCCGTCCAGCGCCTCGCGGACGGTTCCTACTCCGTTGACCTCAACGGCTACAAGTCGGACGCCAGCGAGCAGCTGCCCGCGTTCACGCGCGAGATGTGGGCGGGCCTCGGCATCCTGGGGCGCATCGCCGCGACGACGATCAATCCGGCGGCGAGTGCCGTTCCTCTGACTTCGGAGCCTGCAAACGCGGCTGACGTTGCCGCGCTCGTCAAGGTCACGAACGAGGCGAAGACTCAGCTCGCCAACGCAAAGGCGGAGTTGGCAAAGGTCAAGGCCGAACTCGCCGCCGCGCAGGCCGCGCAGACAACCGAGGAGAACTGCGCCGACGGGAGTTGCGAAAAAAAGTAGCTCTTAGCCAGGCCCCGGGTCCGTATCGCCCCCATTGACGAGAGACGCCCGCGCTCGGAGAGGCCGAAACAGGGCGACCCTACAAAGCACGGAGGATGGATTATGAAATCACTAAACGAAATTCACGAGTGCATTCAGGATTCCAAGCGGAAGTTGGAGTTCGTGTACAAGGAGCATCGCGATTCCGTGGAGCAGTTCGTCGGACCGCACTACATGGAGAACGGAACGAAGAAGTCCACTCCCACGAACCTCCTGGAGCTCGCCGTCACCATCTACGAGCGGCTTCTCGCCGCGCGCACTCCGCTGTGCTCCGTCTCCACGGAATCGCCGAACCTGAAATACTTCGCGGCCAACTTCGAGATCGTCCTCAACCAGGTGTCGAAGGAAATCAAGCTCGGCTCCACGATTCGCCGCGCGGTGAAGGACGCCCTGTTCACCGAGGGCGTCGTCAAGATCGGCATTGCCGGCGCAGACCCGCGCCCCAACATGGGCGACGAGCCTTTTGTCGCGCTGGTGAACTTCGACGACTACTTCGTGGACATGTCGGCGAGGAGCTACGACGAGATTCAGTTCGAGGGCAACGAATACTGGCTGGACGTTGACACGATTCAGAAAATCTACGGCAAGACGCTCACGGCGGACGACTATGCCGGCGACTCGACCGAAGGCGTGAAACAGACGAACGCAATCGCATCCGGCGAAGCGCGCCAGCCTTTGCACGGGCGAGTCCTGCTCCGCGATGTGTACCTCGTGCGCGAGAACACCATGCTAACCTACGCGGTGGCGTCGAAGACGGAGATTCGCCGCATCCCGTGGGACGGACCCGAAGGCACGCCCTACGTGCATCTTGGCTTTTCGGACGTCCCCGGCAATCTACTTCCCCTTCCGCCTGTCGCCGTCTGGAAGGACATGCACTACCTGGCCAACCAGATTTACCGCAAGCTCGCGAAGCAGGCCGTCTCGAAGAAGAACATCGCAGGCGTCCTCGGAGGCACCGACGAGGAGATCAACCGCATCAAGGGCGCTCAAGACGGCGAAGCAGTGCGCGTCGCCGGCGCGAAGATCGAGAAGATGGACATCGGCGGCATCGACAACGGCAACCTCGCCTTCTTCCTACAGAACCGCGACCTCTTCTCGCTACTCGCCGGAAACCTCGACTCGCTCGGTGGACTCTCGCCGCAGGCCGAAACAGCGACGCAGGACAAGCTCATCAACGAGGCCGCGAACGCGCGCATCAGCGCAATGGCCGACCGCACGGTGGAGTTCTGCCGCGAGATATTCAAGCGGCTGGCGTGGTACACGTGGACGGACCCCGTGCGCGAGCGCAAGTTCCGCAAGTTCGCCTCGAAGGAGTACAACGTCGGCGTGGACGTCGAATGGTCCCCCAAGACGCGCGACGGCGACTTCCTGGACTACAACTTCGACATCGCGGTCTTCTCTATGCAGGAGGATTCGCCTTCGGTGAGGCTCCAGAAGCTCCAGAACGTCTGGAACACGTTCATCCTCCCGGCCATGGACGTCTACCGCGAACAGGGCGCGTACATCGACGTCAAGGCGCTCAACGACTTCATCGCGAAGAACGCGAACCTGCCGATCCTCTCGGACATCGTGAAGTTCATGGAGGCGCAGCCGGACGTGCCGCGCCAGTCCGAGGGTCTTCCGCAGCCGGAGTACGTCTCGCGCAAGGCTCCGGTTACGCGCCGCGTCTACGAGCGGGTCAATCGGCCCGGCTCCATGACCGAGCGCGGCAAGACCTCGGTTCTATCGCAAGTCCTGCTCGGCGGCAGGCCACAACAGGCCGACATCGCCGGGCTCAACCTAGGGAGGGCTCAATAATGCCGACATACTGCTATCGTTCTCGCGACCGCCAGCACAAGCTCGTGACTCGGGTGTTCTCCGTCAGGGACTGCCCGGAGTCGTTCAAGGAGAAAGGACGCATCTACGACCGCTCGCGGTCCGACGAGTGGGGCGGCATATCCGTTCCCGCGACCGCCGGATGGCCGCTGGAGTGCGTAGCGTCCGGCGTCCACCCCTCGCAGGCTGGCGAACTGCGCAAGTTCTTTGCCGACCACGGTTGCCCGACGGAGGTAACGGCGGACGGAAACCCCGTCTACCGCTCCGCGGCGCATCGGAAAAAGGCCTTGAAGCTCCGTGGATTCAAGGATAAGTCGTCATACATCTAACAGAAAGGTAGGCCGAATACGGGTAAAAAGGCTCCTGTCCTCATTTGTCCGCATTTGTCCTAATTTGTCCTTATGAGCGAACAGATCGAAAATGGTAGTATTGAGGCGGAAATCGGAGAAGTCATCAAGTCTATGGAGACGCCGACCGAGATAAAGCCGCAGGATCAGCCCGGCACGCAGCCGGAGCAGATTCCTCCGAAGGAGCCGAAGGAGGCCACACCTCCTGCGGACACCGAGGCTTTCGTCGCGGACGACGCCCTCATCAAGCGCGGAGTGCTCGCAGGCCTCGACGTGGCGGACGTGAAAGCGTTCAAGAGCGCCGAACAGGCCGAGCGAATCCTCGCCGCGCTGGAGGCGAAGGCCCAACCGACGACCGAGTCAAAGACTGCATCGAAGCCCGCCGACGATGGTTTTCCCGCCGACGAGATCGACAATGCCGTGAAGGAGATCACAGAAGCCAAGGACGAGGACGGGAATCCCGAATACGATCCGAAGATTGTGAAGCTCGTCACGGCTATGGGCAGTCTGCTGAAGGCACAAGGCGAACAGATCAATGCGCTGAAGAAGGCCGGTTCATCCGCCGAGGCGCAGACGTCGTTCGACAAGGCTTTTGGCGGTCTCGACAAGGAGGTCAAGTCCCACGTGGACGCGGCCACCAAGTCAAAGCTGAAGGCAAAGTTCGACTTCCTCAAGTCGGCGCACGAGTCCGCGAAGGACAAGGCAACCGATGCCGAGGTTTTCGAGGAGGCGTCGAAGATCGTTCTCGGCGACCTCATAGCGAAAGCTGGCGCGGAATCTAGAACCGCGGCGGCAGTCCAGCGGAGCCAGATGGCACTCGCCCGTCCCGGCGGTGAATCGGGGCCGATGCGCTCTGGGAGAAACTCACCAAGTAAAACCAGAAAGGAAAACACATCATGGCACTTCCCAGCACTTACTCGATCCCTCCGGGGACTCGACAGTTTAGCGACGGCTCGCCCGATATTGTCAAGGCGACCGCCGAACTTCTCATCAAGCAGGGAGCGTTCACGAACCTCCTCTCCGACCTCAGCGAATACGCGATTGTGAAGCGCATCATGCCGAAGCACAAGAAGGTGTTCGCCGGCGGTCTCGACTGGACGTTCATGGCCGCGATTGCGTCCAACAACACGGGCAACGGCACGGCGAAGTTCACGGGCCTCTTTGAGGACGACGCCTTCAACCGCGTCAACGTTCTCGTGCAGGGCAAGGTCTCGCCGCGCTTCCTCACGGCGAACTACGTCTACGACAAGCGCGAGCCCGTCCTCAACTCTGGCGACGCGTCCAAGGGCAAACTCCTGGAGATCGTCAACTTCATCAAGACTCGGATGGAGCTGATGTATCAGAGCGTGTTCGACAAGCTTGAGACGACCTTCGGCGGTGTCGGTCCGACTTACGCCGACGACAAGGTCACTCCCCACGGTATCGGGTTCTACATCCAGAAGCAGTCGAACACCGACGCGGGTTCGCACCCCGACGGCGCTTTCGACGGCAAGGACCCGTCCCTGCCGGCTTCCGCGGCCTCCGCGACGCCGACCGCGTGCCCGCGCTGCAACATCTCGACCGCGACCTACTCTCGCTGGGCGAACTGGTGCGCGCAGTATGCCACCGTTGGCAAGGATGATCTCGTCAAGAAGATGCGTATCGCGTCCCACAAGACGAACTTCATCTCGCCGCTGAACCTCAACGACCCCACGCTCTCGACGGGCCGCGAAATCCTGACGAACCTCGCCGTTATCCAGGAGCTTGAGGAGATTCTTGAGTCGCAGAACATGAACCTCGGAAACGACATTGCCTCCAAGGACGGCAAGACGCTGTTCAAGGGGACGCCCGTGTCGTACGTGCCGATCCTCGACAATGACGCCCAGGACCCGCTCTACATGATCGACTGGAAGACGCTCGTGTTCGGCACCGTCGCGGGTTGGGACAAGAAGGTCTCGGCTCCGAAGGAGGACAACGCCCAGCACAATACGATGAAGGGCTTCCTCGACATGAGCTGCGAAATGGTCTGCACGAACCTCCGCAACCAGGCGGTTCTCTGCAAGGCCGCGGCTTAATCGCCAAACCCCTGCGGCGGGAGTTCCCTTCCTTACTCCCTCCCGCCGCAGGGCGTTTTTTACAAAACCAAACACACGCACAAGGAACGAAAAGATGGACATGAACCTGGCAGCTGAAATGTGGGAAGTGACGGAAGGAGGCGAAATGCCCGCCGAGTTCAGGAAGACTGTCGAATCCTACATGCGCCACAAGTGCGCATTCGCCCCGGAGCCCTTCACCCCCAGCGACTTCGCCACGTGCGTGATGCTCTACAAGCTCCTCAAGTCCTTCGCCGGAAAGAAGGCGACGAAGAAGGACGCGCCGCCGGAAGAGAACACGGAACCCACCAAGGAACCCCCGAAGGATGAGTAACGCCGAAACATACGACGCCGACACCCTGGGCGTGTCCTACAGCGACCTCGTGAAGAGCGTCGCCGTTTTCCTTGGCTACGATCCCGCCAGCCTCACGGACGGGCAGAAGGCGCAGATCGACGATTACGTCCAGAGCGGCGTTCGCAATTTCTACTATCCCCCGAAGTCCGCCGAGGGCGTTGACGAGCACTTCGAGTGGTCGTTCATTAGGCGCCCGATGATTGTCCCCGTCGTTTCCGGCACGGACACCTACCCTCTCAGCCACGCCTTCGGACGCATTGCCGGGCAGATAGAGATCGAGGGCGAAGCCGGGCCGACGATCCCCGTCATACCCTTCGCCGACATCATGCGGATGCGTTCTGTCCGCCGCCTGGGCCGTCCGCGTTACGCGGCAGTCGTCTTTTGCAGGTCGAACGGCTCGCGCGAACAGTCGAAGGCCCTGCACATCTACCCCGCGCCGGACCGCGACTACACGCTCCACTTCGTGTGCGACGCGGACACTGGCAAGCTCGACGCGGAAGACCGCCCCTATCCCCTCGGCGGCGCGATGTTCGCCGAGCTGATAACGGAATCCTGCCTCGCCGTCGCGGAGCAGCGCGCGAACGACGAAGAGGGACTTCACAGCAAGAAGTTCGCCGAACTGCTCGTGTCGATGATTGCGCGCGACCGCAAGAGCTCCGCGCAGTGCTTCGGCGACATCGGCGACCCCGAAGGACGCGACTTCGACTTCGGATGCCGACACTACTGATTTTCACCCAAAGGAAAGGACAACCAATGAACTACAACCAGGACGCATGGAGACTCGTCGAAGAGAAGGTCAAGGCCGAAATCTCGTCTGCCGTCTCCACCGCAATCACCAACGCCGTCAAGGGCGTGATCAAGGGCAAGGCGGACGACCTGCCGACCGCGGCGGATTTCGTCGGCCAGCTGTTCGTGAAGACGGGCGCGACCAATCCGGGGCTCTATATCTCGACGGGCACGACGACTCCCGGCTGGAAGGCTGTCGCCACGACCGACGACATCACCACAGCCATCGGCGCGCATGCCGAAATCACCACCGGCGTCCACGGCCTGACCTAACAGGAGGCCGACGTGAAGACCGTCGCAAAGACGCTGCATTTCCCCTTCGCCGGCGTTTCGCGCTCCCTCGCGGTGCGTGACAACACACAGCCGTCGGAAACGCACGACTATGCGACGCCTCTTGCGATGAACGTCCGCGGCACCTGCACGTTCGCCGACAGGCGGCGCGGCGGCTCGCGTCCGACGTTCACCCCGCCCTCGATCTCCGCATCCGTTCCAGAGGCCTACTACCGCGCCCGCCGCTTCTATGCCGACGGCGCCATGTGGTATGCCTCGCGGACGGGCGACTACGAGGACTACAACTTTGGCGGCGACGGAGAGGACCAGACGCGCCCGGTCGCGGGAAGCCTGAAGCTCCCCTTCCGCCCCGCCGACAACGGCATCACGGCCCTTTTCGCGCCCGACAACGGCGCGATCTACATGGCGACCGCCGACACCCTCTGGGTGCTTTCGGGCGAACCCACTTCCGGCGCGTTCCGCATGGTCTCGCCGGACGTCGGATGCGTCTCGCCGCAGGCGTGGGCGTGGGACGGCGTTCGCTACTACGTCCTTTCGTCGAAGGGACTCTACACCTTCGCTCCCGGCGAGCCGCCGGTCCGCCTGAGCGACCAGATTCCCGCCGACATGCGCGGCGCTTCTGCCGCGGCGCTCGCCTACGACGCGCAAGACAAAGTCCTGCACGTCGTCACGGATGCGTGCGGCTCCTGGACCTACGAGCTGGAAGACAAGGCGTGGTGGCCGTTCACCATGTCCACGACGGCCTCCTACGTCGCCATAGGCCCCTTCCGCACGTCCGGGCGCGACGACGAGGACGGCATCATCGACACCATACACGCGGCGATGGCGGCGGGAAGCGCGGACGTGACGCTGGAGGTCTACCCCGCGAAGACGGCGGAGGAGGCCCTTGCGAAGGCGCGCGGCGGAAGTGCCGCGGCGG